TCAGTTAATTGGCTGTTTCACACCTTCCCACTCTTTGACTGACTCCGACTTCCAGCGGTTAGGATTACCGGGAAAGTCCGGGGCGGGGAACGGCTTCGCAAAACCCCGCGGCATCGTGTCTGTGCTTTGCCATGACCAAAGGGTTTTACGTGAGATTTTGTATCGACTGGTCAGGTCTGACGTCAGCAAAATATCATCCATCGTTTTTCTCCAATGGCCCGAACTGGGCCATTTCCAAAAGTAATATCAAGAAACCTGACCCGGAAGTGCGCGCAACCGGCGCATACCTGTCATTGCTGTGGCTACGTAGCTCGCCTTACGGTTCACCACTTCCACCCAGACCTTCACACCTTCAACTCTCACCGTGTACGTCTCCTTCATCTTGCTGCGACCATAGTCGCCGTAACGTTCTGCATGAGTGGCCAGTGCTATGTCGCATGCCTGACGCGCTAACGGGGATTGCTGATTTGCACGGTTAATTAGTCGCATTACATCTCCTCAGTGGGAGGGCGAACCCTCCCAACCCAGTTAGCCAACGTATTCCGGTTTCATATCCGCCAGGGTGATGCTGAACTGATCGTGCAGCTCGTCGCCCAGATGACGTTTCGCAGTTGCAAGAACTCGCTCAACTTCCCCGAAACGCGCTGCTGCATCCGGTTCGTCCGGAGACGGCAGGGAGTTGATTGCGGCCTCAACCTTGTTGCGTGAATCAACCAGGTAATAACGTTTCACCGCTTTGTTCTTCAGCTCAGTGAACAGGGCTGAACCGAGCGTGGCCTTCGCGCTTTCGATATCAGCGCGCAGTGCTTTAGCGCTATCAACATCCTGTGCGGCATCGATACGCTCGCGGAAATCATCGGCAAGAGCGTCGATATTTACCGACGATTCCTGTGCGCTTCGCGTGGTTGTGACGGTGTCACCAGAAATATCAGCCAGGTTAACGTGCTTCGGCGCCGGGTTAATCTCTTTCTCAGTACGCGGCTCAACTTCATCTGGGCTGTAGACGCCGAGGATGACTTCAGGGCAGTACAAGCGTGCCCAGTACTTGACTGCCAGATAAGCGATCTGCTGTTTTGGCGCTGTTTTCCACAATGGAGAGTTACGTGTGGTGATATCTGCCAGGTAGATTGGCTCGCCCCAGGTGATTTCTTCTTCTCCGCGCAGTACGGCGCCAACCCGGATAAACAGACCTAATTCATCACGACCGTCTTTTTTCCCGGCGATCTTCTCCCAGTCACCGCCGTACTCGTAATGGAAGCGGCCAATAATGGCGCTGGAACTGGAAATCACTGCGTTAACCAGCTGCGCTTCGTAACCCAGAACGCCATTCACCAGGTGCGTTTTCTGGGCAACCGCATATGGGTTCATTCCCCACTGCATGGCCTGCATGACGATAGCCATACAGTCGGCGGGCTTCCCCGCCAGGTGTTTGGGGACGGTGACGGCAGACTGCGCCATCAATTCAGCAAAAGAGGTAAGCTGGCCGAGCGCCTGCACGTTGAATACAGCGTTGCTGGCGGAAATGGTGTTAGGAGCCTGCTCAGTCGTAATGATGTTGGTATTTTGCATGGTCAAATCCTCCCTTAAGCCAGACGCAGCGCTTCAAGGCGGCGCAGGTCGAAGTCGTTCAATTCGTCGGTGTAATCAGCGGTGATCGGTGCTGGCCATTCGCCAGTGTCAAAGCCGGTAGCGATAGCGCGCATCGCCTTGCGGTACTCGAGCATGCCCAGCTCCAGCAGTTCGGCTGATGCCTCGATGATGGCGATCCAGTGGTAGTTCTCGTCCTTGTTGACGAAAATCCAGAAGAACTGGTCCAGCGCTGCGGTCTCGCAATACATGGCCGCGCTCAGGTGGTAGTCACGGTCGATGATTTCGCGGTGCAGTTTGGCGCGCAGGCCTTCCTGCTTAATGTTCCACATGCTGATGGTTTTCAGGTCGGCACCGATGCGCACCCCGTCCAGGTCGATTTCCAGATCTGGGCGCACACGGACTTCCAGCCCGGTTTCGTCGTCGAACCCGAAATAACTCACCTCAACAGCACGACTCGGGTGCTGGAGCAGCATCCCGGCGGTCGGGTGCTGGAGCAGGGCTTTCTGAATGGCCAGCGCGGTACTCAGTTGCTGGCGGGTGACCAGTACTTTTCCTTGAGGATTCTCGCGCCACGCATCCAACAGTTCGTCGGCGAAGACGGCATCAGGATTAACAGACTTAACGGTCTGAATCAGATCTGCTTTGGTACCGGAAACTTTCAGTGGTTGAGGCTTCTGCGCCTCCTGTGCAACCAGGTCAGGATTGATGATTGCCAGTTGCTCGAGTAGAACATCACGGCTACCGCTGGTTTTCACTTGAGCAGGCAGAGTGGCGTTGTATTCCTTGATGCAGGCTTTCATCGCCGTTGCGGTTTGTTTCTGGCCGTCTTCAATACGCTGGTACTCAGCAGGCAGCGCCATGTAGCTTTGCCCTGTTTCTTCCAGCGACGCGCCGAGCGGCAGCTGTGCCGGTAGTGTGGCGTTGTATTCTTCAAGCAGCGCTTTGATGTCGTCGACTGACAGCTGCGCCGGCAGGCTGGCGTTATACTCATCGATAAACGTGCGGATCGTTGCCGTTGTGGTGAATGCACCTTCTGGAATAACCGGTTCAACGCTGAATTCTGCATCTAATTGTTCGGGTTGCAGCGCCAACGTATGCACCAGGTTGCCCATATCCAGAACCGGAGAGCGCTCTTTCGTGATGGTCTTCTCGACGTGACGTGCGTTGAAGTACATCAGCGATACGCGTGCGTCTTTCACCTGGGTTGAGCTGATACCGTTCGCTGCGTGATAAACCTCGTTCGGCAACCCTTCATAGCGGCCTGGTTCGAAGTATGCAGGGTAGGCAACAGCCGGTTCGTCAGATTGCGCTTCTGGCTCGGTTTGATTCACGTTTTGGGTGTTTTGATGCACAGATTCATCATTCTGATGCTCGTTTTCCGGTTTTTGTTTCACATCGGCCTGCTGGCTGGTATCTGACTTTTCACCAGATTCCAGACTGCTTTCGCTTGGCTGCACTTCATCACCAACCTGTTCTTCATCACTGACAGTTTCTTCCATCTGCACATCGCTGGTGGTCTCCGTAGCCTTTTTCGTGCCATGGGTTGCTGAGTTCTGCAATAAAGCCGTAACGTCGAATATCCCGTTGCCAACATTTTTAACCAGTTCTTGTTCGACTTTCTGCGGTCGTGCCGCCGCTTCCTCTGCGCGGTGGCGTGCTCCTTCTTCACGCACGCGTTGCAGGTTCTCTTCGTGAGTACAGAAGGATTTGCGCGGAGGCTCCTTACTCTCAGGTTGGGGTATTCCCTGTGTTGCGGGTTCGGCTTCATGCAATGGCAATAACTCGACCGCTGAATTAAACGCTGCTGTCATGGTCTGGTTAACAAATTCCAGGTGAGCGACAGGAGTGAGATGAATATTTTCCGGCGCGATACGTACCAGATTAAAAATAGCCGTGCGGTTAACGCCAAGAACGCCGGGCTGATTGCGCAGAATGCTGCTCCATGATCTCCACGGTTCTTCTTTTTTGGTCACGATTTCTTTAGCGCGACGAAGAATGCTGCCCGGGATCTCGAAGTGGTTGAAGTCCATAGGCAGAAGGGCACAGGCAATCTCTAAATCGAGAGTGTCAAGGGTGTGGTGTGCATCAGGTCCACGGTCAGTGACGTAACCGCCATCGGCATTGATGCCGGAACCAGTACGCTGCACGCTACTGATACGATTGCTGGCAGCCCACTCACGAGCCAGGATGCCGCGGTCAATGTAATCAGTATCTGCCCAGATTCTGGTGAAACGGAGAACTAATGCGAGTTCGTGACGCTTGTCCTGGCTGAACACTTTGCGAATGGCATCGGTGTAGCGCCACAGGTCCTTCGTGTCGTACCCCTTCACGTCTTCGCAGTTTTCGGCAGCCAGTAGCAGGTTCTGGACATATCCGTTATCAGTGTCCATTTCTAGGGTGGTGATCTCTTCGAACTCTTGACGGGTTACGTGGTGGCGCAGTTCGTCGGAGGTAAACTGTGCCAGTAGGCGCTTACGGAATGACATCTGCACTACCGGATAACGAGTTGTTTCATCATCGTTCTCGTCAATATGGATACCGCCATCAGCAGCGAGGCTCTGGCCAGTCGTGACTTCAACGTTGCTGGTACTTTCAGTTTTGAGCAACTGCAACTTACCACTGCGCCAGTCTTCTACCAGTTGGTTGCGGTCACCGGCATCCGTGTTCACCCATTCAGACATGAATGCAGCGATCACTTTAGGTTCGTGTTTTTCATCCTGTGCGAAGATGCTTTTAATTGCCTGAATCAATTTCCATTCAGCATTCAGACTGAGCTCGCCAACTTCAGGAACATCATTTTTCACCTGCAGCAGGTTCTGCAGATAGGTATTGCTTTCGTCCAGTGACATTTCGCTGGCAGCCAGCTGCTGCTCTTTAGTGACGTGAGTCTGGTATTTATCGTTCATCAGATGGACGGCAAAGCGGACGGCTGGGGTGCGGTTTTCTAACGATACATTCTCGTCAGAAGTCGCTACTTCAACGGTAGTTTTCACATCGGCAGGGATAGTGGTGTCAACGTCGCCAGCGGTTTTTGGCAGCCAGGTGCGGCTATCGTCCTGAAGTTCGTAACGATCACACCAGGTGAAATCAACTTCACCTTCTTCTGGCAGGTCATCAACAACCGGGAAGTCAGTGCGAATTGGCTTAGCGTAATCCTTGCCGCGGCCGGTTTCGATGCCAGCATCTTCCAGAGCAACGTCCAGCATCAGGTTGGCACGAGCCTCAGTTTTCGCCGTGAACCAGACCACTGCATCTTGCTTTCCGGATTTCTGAGTGGCTTTAACCACATTAAAGAATTCCATGTGAGATCCTCATTTTTGGGTGTTAGAATCCCCGGACCATTGATAGCGCCCATTGGGTTAACTTTGGTTTTGATGTTGTTTCCGGTGTAACTTTGGTCGGTGGCACCGGACGTAGATCCCGCCTTGCGCGGGTTTTACGTTAGCCTTCGTGAGCCATCTGGTCGTGCGAAGCGCAACGTTTGGAGCAATACTCTTTTTCTTTGCGCGCCAGCTGTGAGCCGTTGCGATAGAGAAGGGTGCTCTTGATTACTTCTTCCGTTTTAACCGGCTTGCCGCAATATCCGCATTTCTTGTCTAACATGACATCCTCCGCTAGTGGCTGAGTCCATGCCCCAGACCGTTCAGATAAACTTCAACCAGCAAATCCTTGGTGTAAGTCATCTCCACGCCGCGATGCAGATACAAACGTCCGCGAGCGTTAGCTGACGCTGTCCAGGTTGAATCCTTGTGTTTGACGAGCATCCCCGGCTGAACTGCGCCGCGGTTTACTGTCTGTGTACCGTAGTGCTGATGAACCATGATGTTCTCCAGTTTTTCTAAGTGAACTTCGCTGGTGGTGCTGTGACGCTGATCTTCACAGTTGAGCGTTTTAACTCTGCAGTTCACCACCGAGAAGCTCACTTCTGTTTTGCCCTTGTCGCCAGGCTAGCGGAACGTTTGAACTTGATGCGCTGAGTGTTTCGCGATGAGGGAAGAATAACTATAGTTATCTATAATGTCCATAACTTAACTTATAATTAAGGTAATTAAGTTATATGTTAATGATAACAAAGGGAATTTAATTTTATGAAAGTGGGGGATGGATAGCAGAAGTGGATTTGTTACTTTAGGATGAAGAAGGTGAAACCGGCCATCAGGCCGGTTTAGTTCTTACTTCTTGCGGAAATTTTCGTCGTTTTTCACGTACTCAAATGAATCAAGAACTAATCCAGATATCCTCAAAATATCTTCTGGATTATCCATGTAAATTCTTGAGGTATCACAGGTTAACCCTGCCCTAGAGATTTCATTAATTGTTATGTCATTCAACTCTATAGGCAACTGGATAGATGATTTCGACTTTTTATCATAGTAGCGAACTATCCAGCGGTTCGTTTTACCCTGGAAGAGAACACCGAAGTATGATGCAGTATCTTTGTATTGAATGTCGTGCTCCGCTCCAATGATTGATACGATTTTATCAAAGAGCTGCCTTTCGTTATAAGTCGTAACGATATTAGGATTATCGGGATCTACAATATCCGCTTGTACGTCAGACTTTTCTTGTTCGTTATCGTCATGAACTTCGTCGTGAGGGGATTCTGTTGAGTTTTTTCCTGATAGTCCAGAAACTACCATGGCGCTTACTGATAATTCTACTGCCTGTTTTACTAATGGAGTTATTGACTCAAGAAATCGTTGGTTCAATTGCCTTTCTACATTCGATCTGCTTGCTACATACCTAACAAATTCCTGGTCAACTTCTCGAAGGCTTGAACTTATTGTTTTAGTAAAAGCTGAAAGGTATACACTTTCTTCTGCGAGAGTTCTTAATGCTTCAGGTTTGAACTTGTCATGTCTAAATCTAAAAAGTTGCTCAGCATCAGCATCTGTAACCTCATCCATTCTTATTTTCAAGAATGGAGTGGGGTCCATAATATTTTTCTCTTTTAGATCAGTAAAAAACCGCCACTCAACGCCATTGGTTATGGCCGATATTGTCACCTCTGGGGTTGAGTTAAAATATCTTGATAACTGTGGGCAGTGATTATCAATTTTTTCTTTATAGGCTTTGGCTTCAATGAACATGACTGGAATCCCTTGGCAAAACAGGGCATAGTCCACCCGCTCATTAGCCTTCACCCCAGGAAAGTCTGCACCATATTCAGCTTTTACTTTTTGTGGATCGTATGGACTAAAACCGAGAATGTCCAAAAATGGTAAAATTAGTGCCTGTTTTGTTGTTTCTTCAGTAGTGCAATGAAGTCCAACGTTTTTAACATGCTCACTATGAAGCTTTAACCTGTTTTTAAATGCATCCATTTGGGGTGTCCCATATCTGTGTTAATAGTCTAAAACTGACCACCAAAAAACTCTGCCTATAATTTCTATATCTCCTAGATTTTTATCCTCAGATGGATACTCAGCACTGTTGTAACTGCGAATGCTGATCATCTCGGGTCCTGTGCGATAAAGCAGTTTAATTCTTTTCCATCCATCTTCGTTGATGGCATACATTTTCCCATCAACGATTTTTTTATCTTTTGTATTTACAGCGACCGTAGTGCCATCAGGAATATTGGGTTCCATACTATTTCCCCTGGCGGGGAAACATAGAACACCTGAACCGTCGGTGTTAGCTCCCACCTTGCGCAGAGTAGCTTTCGAAAACCTCAGTTTAAAACCGTTGTAATCCTCGTCTGAAACCCTGCCGTCACCACAAGCAAACTCTATATCTCTCAAAAAAGGGATCTCCACCTCATCTTCAGGAAGCGGTGTGTTTTTGTCCCATGAGTCAATTTTTCCCCAATCTTTCTCTGAGGGGATGTTGTCTTCATGACGCATCGGCCCGCTTCCAGCGCTTAGCCATTCTGGCCTGACGCTTAGCGCACGCGAAAGCTCAACCATTTTACGGCTTCCATTTGTCTTTCCTGATGTCATTTTTTGAATCGCCGGTTGTGAGAGTCCGACACGTTCAGCTAACTGCCCTTGGGACAGGCCTGCAGCGGTCATGGCGGCGATTAATCGTTCTGCGAAGGTTTTCATATCGTCAATTTATAACCGTGGTTATAGAAAGTAAAATAACAAATGTTATAGACTGAGTTCATAACTTGAGTTATCTTTTCATCGTTAACTACCATTTAAGGAATGGTTCATGAATTTAGTTATATGTAGAGCACTGAAAATCGTGGGGAGTCAGCAAAGGCTTGCTGACGCCTGCGGAGTTTCTCAACCAGCTGTTTGTAAGTGGTTGAATGGTGGTGCCGTATCTCCGAAGCACGTCATGTCTATCGTCAAGGCTACAAATGGAGAGGTCAAAGCCCATGAAATCAGACCTGACCTATCCGATTTATTTCCTCATTCAGCCGCCTGACTAGCGGCATAACCATAAAAGGACTGCAAATGCCATCACTTACGTTTTACCAGGATACAGGATCGCCGCAGCAGGTGGTGATAAATCGCGCTCAAGCGCAGAAAGGACCGAGCCATGAAGATATTCGTGATGCGGTTCGTTCCTGGGCAGGTGCCGATGGTCAGGACGTAGTTACGGCTCTGATTATCGAAGAGTACCAGGCACAGGGGGTAGATGACATCACTTTCCCTGATGATCTCTGCCGAAAGCGCCAGAAGCTTTTCCGCTTCCTGGACAACCATTTCAACAGCGAACGGTACCGCGAGAACGTTCGCCAGCTGACTCCGGCAATCCTCGCGGTCCTGCCGATTGAGTTCCGCAATCGTCTGCTGCCAGAAGACAACATCATGGCTCGCCTGGCACGTATGGAGAAAGAAACCAGCGAAGCGAAGATAGCTGTCGCGATGGACGCACCACGTCATCAGAAGCTGAAAGAACTGAGCGAGGGGATCGTTGAGATGTACCGCGTTGACCCAGGGTTAACTGGTCCGCTGATGGAGATGGTGCAGATGATGCTGGGGGCTATATGACGGGCTCAAAAAAGGTAAAGGTCGGACCGCGCCAACGGAACCGACCTTCGGTGTAATTCCAGGCAGAAATTACGAGGTAAGTATGTCAGAAAAATCAGCCTTCAGAAAGATAGATGGGCCACCACTTTAGCGATTAAGAGGTCTTTATGCGTGATTACGCAACTGTTGCACCTCAGTTCTGGCTTGGAATAACAGGTCGTGAACTGAGGAAGCTAGGCGCGGAGGCGCAGGTGGTTTCGTTCTATCTGATGACCTCGCCACACGCAAACATGCTCGGGTTGTATTACCTGCCAATTCTGTACATAGCCCATGAAACGGGTCTGGGCTTGGAAGGGGCTTCGAAGGGGCTAAAAAGCTCCATTGAAGCGGGATTTTGTAGCTATGACGAGGACACTGAGATGGTTTGGGTGCATGAAATGGCCGCTTATCAGGTTGGTCGATCACTGAAGCCAGGGGATAACCGTTGTGCTGGCGTCAGGAATGAGTATGTGTCATTACCTGAAAACCCTTTTTTATCATTGTTTTATGAGCGTTATAAAACAGATTTTCACCTTAATTTAAAACGTGAATCGCGCCAAATTTCCGAAGGGGCTTCGAAGGGGCTACGAAGCCAAGATCAGGAACAGGATCAGGAACAAGATCAGGATAAAGATATTTCGGGGCATGGCGCCGCCACACCCCAGGGGAAAAATACTTATCCGGATGATTTTGAACTGGCGTGGCAGGAATACCCAAAACGCGCTGGTGGTAACAGCAAGGCTGATGCGTTCAAAGCCTGGACTGCACGTATTAAATCTGGCGCAACAGTGCAGGAGCTTATCGATGGAGTTCGGCGATACGCGGATTACATAACTGCCGCAGGAAAACTTAACACCGAGTATGTGAAACAGGCATCCACATTTTTTGGCCCCTCAAAGCACTACGAAGAGTCGTGGTCTTTTGCGGCGCCAGATGGGAAAAGAGATCCGAACACAATTTCCGAGCCAGATAAAACCATCCCAACCGGATTCAGGGGGTAAGCATGCCAAGACCAAATACACCAGAAGAGCAGGCGGCACTTATCCGGGTGATCATCGAAGAGGTGAAAATCCGTGGACGCTTAACCGTTAGCGAGGCATCACAGATGTTGTCGCTGCACCGTCAGACTGCTGAGAAGTATTTCCGTTTAGCAGCTGAACGTGGCGAACTCATTCGTTACGGCCGTCTTGGTTTGTTCAGGGACCAGAAGGCTGTGATTGATTTCGATCTCCAGCGATTCTCATACGGTTCGAGTAAGTCTGTGAACGAGTTACCAGCTGATTTTCGGGGAAGTGCAGTTATGCGCCGGGTAATGGATATCGTGGGGAGAATGCCAGCATGAAACCAACATACGAAGAACTGGAGCAACAGGTGCTCGAACAGGCGGTACAGCTCGCTATCGCCGATAGCGTCAATGACCGCGAACAGGTACGCAGGGAGCACGCGAAGTGGTCACAGGACACCTTCGGGAATGTCGACCCTGTAGGTCATTGAAGCACCTTTCCAAAGAAGCGCCCGAGGCTGCTGCTGAACTAGGCGACCTTAGCGAATGGGCTGACATGCAATTCCTGTTATGGGATGCGCAACGTCGTGCCGGTATCAGTGATGAGCAGATTACCAAGGCAATGGTAGAAAAGCTGGCAGTTAACAAACAACGTCAATGGCCTGAACTGAAAGACGGAGAACCACATCAGCACATCAAAACTGATCAACAGCAGGAGCCTAAGTGATGGACCAACTGTTGTAATACGCAACCAGAAGGATTATCGAACGGGCACGTAGTTATGTTTAAGTGATACAGACCATAATTCTGAAAAAATTACATGGTAAAATATGTTTCGACGATTCTGTTAGTAAATCAAGGTGAATAACATGAGTGATAAAGCCAGAGCATCCATTCCAACTGGAGATAGCAGGAATCCCCCGCCTCCAAAGAACGTATCTAGACCAGTTGCACCTCCTAGCCCTCCTCCCGCAAGAAAATAAAGGGATTTTTAATGGAGTCGTTGAGTTCAGAACTATTTAATATTCTTAAGTTTTTGTTACCTGGGTTTTTAAGTGCATGGGTTTTTCACGCCTTCACTTCATATCCCAAACCATCTCAATTCGAGCGTATCGTACAGGCGCTTATTTTTACTGTTTTTGTTCTGGCCCTGACGTTTGTAATTAAAAGTTGGTTATTGTATATCGGTAAGGAGTGGCGTTCATTTGGGGCTTGGACAGCAAATGTTGAGCTTACTTGGGCGTACATTTCGGCGATAATTATCGGGCTAGCATTCAGCATTGCAGCGAATACCGATAAGTTTCATGCTTTGCTTCGGTTTTTAAGGATAACAAAACAAACTTCTTACCATTGTGAATGGTTTGGTGCTTTCCATGCCAGAGAAGAGCAATGGGTAGTATTACACCTGAATGATGACAAACGAGTTATGGGATGGCCACATGAATGGCCTTCCGACCCTTCCAAAGGTCATTTTGTTTTAATGTTTCCTTCTTGGCTTGATGGCGACAAAGAAATCCCATTACCGCAAGTAGAGATCATTATTTTGAAAGTTACAGATATAAGATGGGTTGAGTTTCTAAATAATCCTGAGGAGAATAATTGTGTCCAGAAAAGCACCTAACCCACCGCCAAGGCCCACTCAGGGTGATACCTGGAAAGGAGGACGAAATCCGCCGCCATCCCAGGTTAGGCCATCGCCGCCTCCGGCCCCACCAAGTAACAAGGAAAAGGCGTGAACTTTTTCAACTAAACCCGCTTATGCGGGTTTTTTGCTTCTGAGCTGGCAATGAGGTAACCGGGTGGGAAAGCATTAATGCATTTACCACCACTGTGTGAAGCATGCAAAAGACAAGCAGGTTGTGCGTTGTGGCAACGCAGTTCCGCCGCCGTTCGCTGAGGCGCTGGTGATGGCTAATCTGCCGGAGCTATGCCAGTCGAAACAAATTACAGCATGACCTATAATCCCTCTCAATGTAAAGGGAGGGATTATATGAAATTTTCTAGGATGATTGCTGGGGCTGTATTTTCTGTGATGTTATCTGGTTGCGCTGCAGTGCAGTACAACGATGGTGAGAAGGTTAGTATCCAGTCTGATGGCTGGTATGGGCTCGATAGCCTTCATGAGACAGCCGTTAAAGCGTGTAGCCAGTATGGTAAAACGAGAGCCACTTATCTTCATAGCGCCAATCTGAATCCAAATTTACCCGCGGGGAGTGGTGTTCAGAATACAGTATGGAAATGCGAGCCTTAGATATGTCGATTTTTAACATCGCAGCAAAACCAAAAGAAGGGCAGGACAAAGTGAACATCGACCTTGCGCCTCTTGCGTGGAGTACAAAGAACGCATGAACATGCCGGTTATCGTTTGGTTGGTGGCTCGCGAGCATCCAGAACACCAGGTGGGTGAGTGCTTTATGGAACGTGTTCGCTACTACCACGAGCAAAGTCGGACTCTGCCGAAAGCATCCGATCTGCGCTATATTAAACAAGATGAGGTCAAATAATATGAGTCCTGAGTCATGGAGCGCCGTTGGCGGTTGCGCTTCAGCAGTTGCTGCTGCTATCAGTCTACTTATCACATGGAGAGGGTTAAATTTCCAAAATGAAACCCTTACAGAGACCAAAAAAAGGAATATACAAGATCTGCTTAGCGCACATGCACTGAGAGCTAATACCAGCACGTTGGGTCAAGATGCTTCGCAATGGTCATTTTCTCAATTTGCTAATGTGATGTTTGCTATTGATTCTGCTAGAAAAATAGTTAATTCTTTGAATGAAAAATCAGGTATTAGCCAGAGCGATGCAAGGGAGTACTTTAACAATCAATTGGAACATCAAATTATTAGCGCACTTAACAATAATTGCCCACCTGATGGGGCTTTTCAACCAAAGGGCAAAATACAAGAAGCTATTAAGGTTGTTCAGTTATGGAATCCCAATGCGCATTTCTTAGGATTTACGCATGTGCATTTTATTATTAGTTAACTTTTGATTTCCAATAATCAACACGCCATAATCATACACGCCAGCCTGAACAACTGACAACTTGATGCGCCACGGAGAAAACCATGGCGCACGAATTACATCTAATAAAGCATCAATCAGGAATCCTGATCCCCGCGACGCCGGAGACCAGCGATGTTCTGCAATCAAAAATCAAACTCGGCGCCGTGCTGGTAGCTGAGTTCCGGCAGGTACGCAACCCGGCGTTTCACCGTCGCTTTTTCGCGTTACTCAATCTCGGTTTCGAATACTGGGAGCCTACTGGCGGGGCGATCTCCTCCAACGAGCGCAAACTGGTAACCGGCTATGCTAAGTTCCTTGCCTCATTCGCTGGAAGTGAAGCTGCACTCCTGGATGCAGCTGAGCAATATCTGGACCGCATCGCCGATAAGCGCGCAGGTAGTATTAGCCTCTGCAAATCCTATGACGCATACCGAGCATGGGTGATAGTCGAGTCTGGCCACTACGACGCCATACAGTTGCCCGACGGCACCCTTCGCAAACATCCCCGCAGTATAGCTTTCGCCAACATGGACGAAACCGAGTTCCAGCAGCTGTATAAAGCCGCGCTCGATGTTTTGTGGCGCTGGGTATTGTCCCGGGCATTCAAGGACCAGCGAGAAGCGGAAAACGCCGCATCGCAGCTCATGAGCTTTGCGGGGTGATGGCGATGAAATATTCCTGGTTCCACCATCACGAATGCACAACCGAACAGGCAAACGAGCTGGTGGCGAGTTATCGCCGTCGTGGCGCCACAGTAGAACGCAGCCTGAACCGCGACAACATCACCTGGACCGTCAGCGCAAAATTGCCTGAATGCGAGCATCCGGCTCGCACACCAAGAACCTTTCGCCAAAAGGTCTGGGGGTGATTATGGCTAAATTACCTCGCCGTAAGTGTGCCAATAAAGAATGTCGCCAATGGTTCCATCCGGTGCGTGAAACGCAGACCGTTTGCGGTTACGAATGCGCCAGCGCCGTCGGCAAAGAGCAGACCAGAAAGGCCAGGGAGTCCGCACAACGCAAGGAGTCAGCCAAGCAACGCGCCACTGAGAAGAAAGAGCGTGCAGCCTGGCGCCAGCGTAAAGCTGCAGTTAAGCCGCTAAAGCACTGGGAAGATTTAACGCAGCGTGTAGTCAATGACTTCATCCGCGAGCGTGATGCCGATCTGCCATGCATCAGCTGTGGGACGTTCGACACCGTCCAGTGGGAAGCAGGTCACTACCGCTCACGCGGTAAGGCATCACATCTCCGCTATCACGAGGACAATATCAGTAAACAGTGCCACCACTGTAACGTTCAGTTGTCGGGCAATCAGCAGCAGTACCGCCTTGGCCTTATCGAGAAAATTGGCGTTGAGCGCGTCGAGGCGCTCGAAAACAATAACACCCCGCACCGATACACCATCGAAGAACTCGAAGCCATCAGGAGGCGCTACAGCGCACTTCGTCGTGGATTAATTAAGAGCAGGGAGGCCGCATGACATTTGAATCCTATTTTGCCGATCACCTCCGCGTTCGTTGGCAACGATTGCGCTTATATCACTTTCCCGGCTCTGTGCTGACGGACTACCGAATACTGAAGAATTACATCAAAACCACAGGCGGTGCTGTATGAACACTCAATTTCTCGAATACGTGCGTCAGCAGCTGATAGTGGCCACCGCCGATCTGAGTGGTGCGACGAAAGGGCAGTTAATGGCCTGGCTGGAGAACGCGCAGTTCGATACCGGTACCTTTAAGCGGAAGAAGATGAAGGTGAAGGATGAGGTTACTGGCGAAATGATAACTCTGGATAACCCTCCAATCCCCGGTAAACAGTCGCATGCCAAGGGATCGCATATTCCCCTGGTACAGCCGGTTGAATACTCCACAGCTTCGTGGCGCCGCGCGTTAATGTCACTCGAAGAACATCAGAAGGCTTGGTTGCTATGGAGCTACAGCGAAAACACCGGTTGGGACAATCAGGTCGTCATAACACGCTGGGCTTGGGAGCAGTTCAGCCAACAGCTGGAAGGGAAGCGAGTAGCGAAGAAGACGATAGACCGTTTACGTCAGCTTATCTGGCTGGCGGCGCAGGATGTGAAGGCGGAATTGGCTGGGCGGGAGACGTACGAATACCAGAAGTTGGCAGAGCTGGTGGGCGTAAACCCAAAGAACTGGTCAGAGACGTTTACGGACCGCTGGGTGGATATGAGGCGTATCTACCAGCGACTGGATGGCGACGCATTATTGCAGGTTACGCGATCACGTTCACAACAAAAGGCGACAAATTTGGATGTAAGTCTTGCAAAACTGGATTGAAACGCATATATTTCGTGTAAATCTGATATTGTGCCATTGTTGTATGCACTGGCAGTAAGTCGATTTTTTAGCCCGAGGTTAACGCCTTGGGCTTTTGCGTTTCTGGTACTGACTGATAAAATAGAGGCACATGGCTACTTACAATTCATGTGCTGTGCCGCCACTAGCTCATCGGGATAGAGCATCAACCTTCTAAGTTGACGGTATGAGGTTCAAGTCCTCGGTGGCGGACCAACGCCGACTTAGCTCAGTAGGTAGAGCAACTGACTTGTAATCAGTAGGTCACCAGTTCGATTCCGGTAGTCGGCACCAGAATCCAATGGATAGTCAGTCCGAGCATGACTCTAAATAAGGCAAGCGATGACTGTGGGGAACAGACCCGCAAAACAGCGGCTATCGTATAATGGCTATTACCTCACCTTTCCAGGCTGATGAAGCGGGTTCGATTCCCGCTGACCGCTCCATTTTTGAATGGTCGCTGCTTTTTGCAAAATTGCTGTGTAAAAATACTGACCTTTTGGTTCAGCGCTCATCCAAAAGCACTCCGTTAAAATCCTGATAACCGTGGGTGGTTTGTTGGATGGAGTGCCTCTGAACAATAAAACTCTCGTCATAAAGGCTGCGCATTGCGTGGCCTTTTTTATTTCAGGCTCACGGGAATCATCCGCTACGTGCTTTGTTGATAAATCCAGCCCGTGAAGCCTGACCCTTTTGAAATTATAGGGCTATTTGTTTGCAGATTTGCTTTATCGGCCCTAATGTTAAAGGGCATTCAGTAAAAGCTCTCGTTTGAAGTTGTTGTGATGAATCCCCCTAAGCGGAGGGGTGAAAGTGACAGTAAACAATGTCAGGGAGTGACATGCAAAGTGCTCACGGGTCGTGGTTTGTCAGCCAAAGGCCCACCGGGAGGCACCCGGCATCGCGTTAACGCTTCAGTATTGCAAAATGCTCCTTTTCTGGCCCGTTCATTCGAACGGGCTTTTTTATTCCCTTTCCACAAAGCGCCATCCGAAAAATCGGAGGTGAGGCTATGACCAGAATGAGCACCATTTACAGCAGACTTTCATATGGAACAGGAACCACGCTGACCGGCTGCGGTGTATCAGCGAAGGCATATGCCGAAACAGCGAAAACAGCAAAAGAGGTGTCCTGGATGTTGGCCGACAGAATTGCAGGGTTAAGCCTGAGCGACTGGGCAATTATTGTCGGTATCGCATGCACCGTTATCACCTGTGCAGTGAACTGGTATTTCCGCTGGAAAGAACGGGAGGATCGGCGCAATGGCTATGCCACCAAAGCTGAAGAATAAACTGAGTGCAGCGGTCGTTGGTTTAATTCTTGCGGGGGCTTCAGCGCCCGTGATTCTCGATCAGTTTCTGGATGAGAAAGAGGGTAATAGCCTGACGGCATATCGTGACGGCGGCGGAGTGTGGACCATTTGCCGTGGCGCTACGATGGTTGATAGTAAGCCAGTAGTTCAAGGCATGAAGCTGTCAGCTGAGAAATGTGCCCAGGTAAACGCCATTGGACGCGATAAAGCTTTGGCTTGGGTAGAACGAAATATCAAAGTACCGCTGACCGAACCACAGAAAGCAGGTATTGCTTCTTTCTGCCCATACAACATCGGCCCTGGAAAATGTTTCCCTTCCACGTTCTATAAGCGGATCAATGCGGGCGACCGTAAAGGAGCCTGTGAAGCTATTCGCTGGTGGATTAAAGACGGTGGCCGCGACTGTCGTCTGACCAAAGGCCAGAAGAATGGTTGCTACGGACAGGTAGAACGGCGGGACCAGGAAAGCGCGCTGACGTGCTGGGAGATAGATAAATGACTCCCAAAGCATGGTTGATTATCGGCTTTGAGTTACTCCTATCAATCCTGATTATTTACATCCTGTTTGGTCAGATTAGTAAAGAGACCCGGCGAGCAGATGCTGCCGAATCACTGGCTAAGCAGCGGCAGGAAACAATCACTGACATGACAACCCGGCAGCGCGATGTTGCTGCACTGGATGCCAAATACACGAAGGAACTGGCGGATGCTAAAGCTGAAAATGATGCTCTGCAGCGCAAGCTTGATAATGGTGGTCGGGTGCTCGTCAAAGGCCGATGTCCTATGCCAGCCTCAACCCAAACCTCCAGCGTGGGCAATGATGCCACCGTCGAACTCTCTGACGTTGCTGGACGAAACGTTCTCGGTGTCAGGGCCGGAATCATCAGCGACCAAACATCCCTGAGAGCACTACAGGAATACATCAAAACACAGTGCATCAGGTGAGTTCACGCGTTAAAATGCCAACCACATAAGGCTTAATAAGTGAGAGCCAGGGATGTTGAATTACTTTCGAACGTTAAGAGATGCCTTCGACTGGAATAAAAAGTTAGCGCTAAAACCGTTGGCGCTCTTTGTTCTAAAGAGTGTTCTCGCTTACATATTCCTGGTTGGCTTGTATCTTGTTGGGTTCAGGGTCGTCATGTATACGCCGCTAATGGAATATATGACTGTAGACATTATCTACGAGATCACCGCCAGCGTGCTCCTTGCCTTTAGAATCACTTTGTCGATCCCAGTGATTCTGCATGTTATCAAAACGATGGTCAGAGGCATTACAGCAGGCATTCACTGAGTGCCTGCGATAATGTCACGAAGATTTAAAATTTCTATCAATCGCGTGCAAGTATTCGGGATGCCGTTTGTTCAGCCTCAAGGAATAATCCAACCATACTTTCAAGCGTTTCGATATCATAGCCTTGCTTCTGAAAAAAAGATTTTTCGTGGAAATCACACGAAATAGCATAAAGAATTGAGTGGAACGTGATGATTTCCGCTGCAAGGCCTTTATCTATCATGCCAATTTTTTGAACGCTGGCTTTGTATACAGGACCGAAACCATCACCAATATAGGCGCCGAACTGATAGCAATCAACTTTCTGTTTTTTCATTTCTGATATCAGGTTTTCGATCTCAGTACGATACCGTCTTGTTCTCATTGTATGGTCGAGAGTTCTTATTTCAGCGATGAGTCCGTTTGATAGTGACTTTGCTTCGGCTTTTCTGGATAAGATGTCTTTAAAAATACCCCATAATCCAGCGATGCAGGCTCCAAGTAGACCGCTTATACCGGCAGTAAACCAGAAGTTAATATCCATTTTCATTCCTCCACGGAAAAATTCTCACTTGTTTTTTTCTGACATCCGATGGTGAACTATAAGAGAGACAATGTGAACAGGCCACTCCCATCATCTACCTTTGTTGCTGAATTCGCGCCGTACATTCGGGTAACACCTGCCGATGGACTGTGGGAGTGGGTACAGGAGCAAATCATTGCCGAATCCGGCCACTTGCATAACCCCGATCACTTTCACCTCGCAGACGCGGACAAGGGTTCATAGATAACAATAAGCTCCGGGAAGGCAGCGCGATCGCCAAACACGCACCGGTTATCAGCGGCGATGATGCAACAGCACCTCAAGGGCATGAGCGTGGCCACTGCGGGCATCACAAGGCGTATTTGCAAGTGCGTCTGATGATGAATCTTGCAGGCAGGTGATGATTTCAGAAGAGGAATCAACTAAACCGCTGGCAATACCCAGAGCACGTAAACCAGCCAATTTCCGGGCTTTTGTTGATTTGCCCCATAAGAATTAAGCAAAATTGTTACTGAGCAGTTACCAGCGTTGCAGCCGTACACTTAACGGTTGCGTCAAATTCAAGTAGTGGTTGGTTCCTGATCAATAATTAAAGGTTCCATTGATGGAACTTTTATTTGACTAACGGTTCCTTTGGCGTTACTTTTTAGGCTCACACACAAAGAGGGTACCAATATGTCAGGAATCGATGAATTTCAGGGTGAGAGCGAACCGCAACAATCTGTTGCAATGAAAATTTCGTTACCAGAAAAATTACATAACGATGTAAGTCTATTCGCAAATTATGCTGGGATGTCTAAAGCTGAGTTTTCGCGTATAGCATTTTCAGCTTATCTGGAAAATACACCCGTATGGAAAGCTCGCTCGTATTTTTTTCAGCCCAACGATATTGTGCGAGAGAATCAGAGTGCTGGCATGGAGGAAAAACTTAAGTTAGCGCCTAAGGGCAGCCTCATTAAGGTCGCTGCGCTGCAGGTCGACTCCCCTGATAGAGCAAACATGGTGGTTGGAAATTTAGTTCGCATCAAAGGGAGAGATGTCTCATTTGACATTCCCCTCAACTTCCGACCGACGCATATTGCGAACAGCATTCATCAAGATACTGGTAATGTCAAAATGGTATCCGGTCAGTTAGTTATTCCCTTGATTGACAAAGTACCTACGTTCGGTGGTGAAAGCGTGCGTTATATTTACACAGTCGATATTGATTATATTTGGGATGTTGATACTGACGCACCCAGGTTCTAGTGCACATTCACTGAATGTTTCAACTGCCTCCTGGCGAGTTTGAACTTCCATCACAAAGGCCACCTTCGGGTGGCTTTTTAATGGCTTAAACCATAGGAAAAGAACCATGGCAAAACCGGACTGGGGAGCGCTGCAAAACCAGTTCCTCGCCGAGTATGCCAAAACGGGTATATCACCGAAAGATTGGTGCGAAGAGCTGGGACTGAACTACGCTACCGCCCGTCGATATATCAAAAAACCTACTGCGCAAAATGCGCAAAAACCTGCGCAGAAAAAAATGCGCACTGCGCAGAAAGATAAAAGCGCAAATGAGCTGGTGGATGATGATGGACTTACTGCTCAGCAGCGCTTATTTGTCGCGGAGTACCTGAAGGACAACAACGCCACCGCTGCCGCTTCACGTGCTGGTTATAGTGACCCAAACTACGGTCGTCAGCTCATAACGAATCCTAACGTTGCTCAGGCCATTGCGCAGCAGCAGAAAGCTTCCATTGCACGCACGCTTGGTAGTGCCGATGAAGTCCTCGCGCAGATGTGGCAGCTCGCCACCTTCGACGCAAACCAGCTTTCGCAATATCGTCGTGGATGCTGCCGTTACTGCTGGGGCTTTGGCCATCAATATCAGTGGCGTGATGCTGTCGAGTTTGAAGAGAAGCTCGCTGAGGCTTTAGCGAAAAAAGGTAAAGAGCCAAGTGATAGTGGCGGGTACGGTTACGACCACAACCGTGAGCCTAACCCTGCTTGCCCGCGCTGTAATGGCGACGGAATAGGCCAGCCATATTTTGCTGACACCCGGAAACTCTCCCCTGATGCTGCTCTGGCTTATTCCGGTGTGAAGCTTGGTAAGAATGGCGTTGAGATAACCGCCATCAGCCGTGAGCGAATGTACGAGGCTGTGATGAAACGCCTCGGCCTGGCTGACAGTGAATTTGCTCAGCGTCTGCAGCAGATTGAAATCGAGCGCCGGCAACTGGAAATCGACAAGCTTCGCAAAGAACTGGCCGCCGATCCGGAGGATGACGAACCAACGCCAGTTGCGATCAATATCAACGTAGTCGACGCGAGGGCGGAAGATGGGGATCAGCCCGACACTTAACATTCCTCAGGCTCGCTTCCTCGCAATGCAGCACAAGTTCAAAGCCTATGTCGCCGGGTTTGGTTCGGGTAAGACATGGGTGGGTTGTGGCGGCATCTGTAAGGGGATGTGGGAGCACCCGAAAATCAACCAGGGCTACTTCGCGCCAACTTACCCGCAGATTCGTGACATCTTCTATCCAACGATTGAAGAGGTGGCATTTGACTGGGGGTTGAGTGTCAAAATCAACGAGGGTAACAAAGAGGTTCACTTCTACGAGGGGCGAAGGTTCCGCGGGACCACAATTTGCCGCTCGATGGAAAAGCCCGGCTCGATAGTTGGTTTCAAAATCGGTAACGCGATGGTGGATGAGCTGGATGTCATGGCGGCTGCCAAAGCGCAGCAGGCCTGGCGAAAAATCATCGCCCGTATGCGTTACAAAGTTGATGGGCTGCGTAACGGCATCGATGTAACGACAACGCCGGAAGGCTTCAAGTTCGTTTACCAGCAGTTCGTGAAGGCAGTACGTGAAAAGCCAGAGCTTGCGGCCATGTATGGTCTGATACAGGCCAGCACGTTCGATAACGCGAAGAACCTGCCTGCGGATTACATCCCTTCGCTGATGAATTCCTACCCACCGGAGTTGATTAAGGCGTATCTGAGGGGGCGCTTCACCAACCTGACCAGCGGCACCATCTATCACCAGTTCGATCGACGTCTGAATAACTGCGCCGATGAAGAACAGGCAGGTGAACCGCTCTATATCGGTATGGACTTTAACGTTGGCAAAATGGCGGCCATCGTCCACGTCCTTAGGAATGGCGAGCCGCGCGCGGTACGCGAATTAATAAAAATTTATGACACACCGGCGATGATTAAACGCATTCAGGAAGAGTTCTGGCGTTATGAGGGCGGGCGTTATGTCTCCTCTCGTCAGATTTACATTTACCCGGATGCCTCCGGCGATTCGCGCAAATCGAACAATGCCAGTGCCACGGATATCGCGCAGCTTAAACAGGCTGGATTCAGTGTGGTGGTGAATGCTGCCAACCCGCCTGTGAAGGACCGAATTAACTCCGTAAACGCCATGTTCTGTAACGGCAACGGTGAACGTCGATACAAAGTGAATGTGACCCGCTGCCCGGTCTACACCGACAGCCTGGAGCAGCAGGTGTGGGCGGCAAACGGCGAACCGGATAAGTCCGCTGATAACGATCACCCCAATGATGCTGGTGGGTATTACATCGTGAAGCAATTCCCGATAATCAAGCCGACCGGAAAAGTCACTCAACTACGGATTTAACTCCATGCCTGATATTTCAACACCCAATCTGGACTATGGGAACATGGTGCAGGCGTGGGACATTAACGACGCCCTGATGGGTGGCACGCTGTACATGCGCCAGCTTGGGGAGGCATATCTCCCGCGCTGGCCGAAAGAGAACAAAGAGGACTACAAAAAGCGGCTGGCAGTGGCCACGCTGCTGCCGGCGTACGAAGAAACCATCAACCAGAACGTTGGGCGCGTGTTTGCGGAGCCTATCCAGTTGGGAGAGAACGTCCCGGATGCGCTGCGCGAGTTCTCGAAGAACGTTGACCTGGAAAGCAGCCGCCTCGATGTGTGGGCGCAGGCATTCTTCAGCCTGGCGATGCAATATGGCCTGTCCCATGCGCTGGTGGATTATCCCCGGGTGGACGCCGAACAGGTGAAAACCAAGGCGGATGAAAAGGCCACCGGCGCGCGACCGTACGTCACCATGCTGAATCCCCGGCAGGTGATTGGCTGGAAGTCGAAAAGGGTCGGCGGCAAGGTGCAGCTCACCGCTCTGCGCATCAAAGAGGTGGTGGTCGAAGACGGCGACGACTTCGGGCAGACAAAGGTCGAGCAGATACGTTATTTGACGCCGGGGAAGGTGGAAATCTACCGCAAGTCCAGAGGTACCGAGGGCGCGGCGAACTGGGAGATATTCGATCAATGGCAAACCTCTCGTAAAGATATCACCCTGGTGACGCTCTACACCAAGCGCACCGGGTTTATGTGTGGTTCACCGCCGCTACTCAACATGGCCATGCTGAATATCAAGCACTGGCAAAGCCAAAGTGAGCAGGACAACATCCTGCACGTCGCCCGGGTGCCGATACTGACGGTGTTCGGGCTTGAGCAGGGAGAAGAGCTGGTAATTGGGTCTTCGTCCGCCACATCGTTCACTGATCGGCAAACGCAGGGTCTGGAATACGTTGAACATACCGGTTCGTCCATTGGTGCTGGCAAAGAGTCGCTGGCAGAGCTGGTGGAGCAAATGCGCCAGGCTGGCGCGAAGCTGCTGCGTACGGAAAACACCTCTACCAAATCGGTAGACCAGACCTCCGAAGAGAAAATGCAGGAGCAGTCGCCGCTCTACACAATGGCCACCAGCCTCGAAGACGCGATCGACAACATCCTGCAGATCATGGCTGAGTACATCGGTGAGAAGGAGGGCGGCAACGTTGATGTGCGCACCGAGCTGGATGTTGAGTCGAAAGAATTCAACCCTCCTGCTGCGCTGGCTATTCAGTCGCTTCGCCAGGGCGGCGATATCCGTCGCGTTGATGCCATCAAGTCGCTGCAGAAGCTGAACATCATCGATGCTGATGCGGATCCTGATGTGGTGCTGAGCGAACTGCTGGCTGAGTCGGCCTCGCTGACCGAACCGCCAGCAGAAGAGGTGTGATATGGCCCGTTCCGTCAACGACCGCCTGCAGGATGAGACGATAGCGCATGGCCTGTATGTGACGCGCTACGGCACCGGCGTCGCCCGGCGCATGGTGGCGCTGCTGAATAAACTGGATGCCGAACTGGCCGCGAAACTGCTGGTGCTTCTGGACGTCAAACGGGCGGATACCTATAGCGCCCGTCGCCTAGCTTCGCTGCTCGCTGGTGTCCGTGACCTGAATAAGCAGGCATACGAACCGGTTAACGTGGCGCTGGCGCGTGAGCTAACGCGCTACGTTGAGTACGAAACCGGGTATCAACTGGACCTGTTCAGTAGCATCATTCCGAAACAAATCCTCAAGCATGTTCCGCTCCAGAGCATTGCACCCGAGCAGGTTTACGCCGCAGCTGTGGCGCAGCCATTCCAGGGGCGATTGCTCAAGGAGTGGGGGCAGAAGCTCGAATCGGATCGACTGGACAAAATCACTAACGCTGTGCGCTCTGGGTTTCTCCAGGGCGAAACGGTAGAGCAGATTGTCAGACGCGTCGCTGGTACGCCACAGCGTAATCGCGAGGACGGGGGGATCAACGCATCCCGCCGCGACCTTGCCGTCGTGACACGCACTGCGGTGAACCATATGGCCGCCACTGCGCGCCAGGAGTTCGCCCAGGCCAACAGCGATATCGTGAAGGCCAAGCAGTGGTCTTCGACTCTGGATACCCACACCAGCCAGTGGTGCATCATCCGCGACCGCAAACTCTACTCGCTCGATGGCAAGCCGCTGGGCCATGCAATTCCGTATCTGCGCGGACCCGGCAAAATCCACTTCTGCTGTCGCTCCTGCGAAATCCTGATCACTAAATCGTGGGAGGAAATGCAAATAGCCTCAGGCGAGCTGAGCAGCGCCACTCGCGCGTCAATGGACGGACAGGTGCCAGCACATACCAGCTATGCCGATTGGCTTGCCCGGCAGCCGTACGCGAGACAGGAGCAGGTGCTGGGTGTTACCCGCGCCATGATGCTACGTGACGGAAAAGTCACGGTGCCTGAGATGTTTAACGATGCCGGGGAGTTTCTCACCCTGGACGAACTGCGCCGCGTGGATGCATCGGCGTTTGAATAACACAAACCTAATCAACATCAGGCTGCCTTCGGGTGGCCTTTTTTATGCCTGCCGCTGAGCGGATGCGACGCGGTGACCGGGTCGGATGACCTATTACCATTGGCCGGAAGGCTGGAGCAAAACAATGAAACTCAAACTTGATGCCAACAGCAATGTGGTCGTTGAAAACGGTATGCCTGTGTACGTCCATGACGACGGCAAAGAGATCCCGTTCGACGCAGCCGCAGCGATGACCAAAATCACCGCTCTGAACGGTGAAGCCAAAACTCACCGCGAAGGGAAAGAGGCGGCGGAAGCCAATCTCGCGAAATTTGCTGGCATCACCGATCCGACCAAGGCGCTAGAAGCCTTGGATATGATGACCAAAATCGACCAGAAGAAGCTGATCGACGCTGGCGCCGTTGACCAGGTAAAGGCCGAGATCACCAAGGTTTACCAGCAGCAGCTGGATGAAGCGAACGGCAAAACCCAGGCTCTGGAAACCCAACTCTACGACGAGATGATCGGCGGCCGCTTCGGTGGTTCGAAGTTCATCTCCGAGAAGATGGCGATCCCGGCTGAGTTCGTGCGTTCCCATTTCGGTCAGAACTTCAAAATCGAAGACGGTAAGGTCGTGGCCTACGACGGGCAGGGCAACAAAGTGTTCTCCCGTACCAAGCCCGGCGAATTGGCTGGCTTCGATGAAGCGCTGGAATCTCTGGTCGAGTTGCATCCGCAGAAAGACTACATCCTTAAAGCCTCCGGCAACAGCGGCGGTGGTTCCCACCAGTCGCAGCATCAGGCCGGGCAAAAAACTATGAAACGCGCTGCTTTCGACGCCTTACCGCCAGTTGAACAACAAACGGTAATTGGCGGCGGCACGAGCATCGTTGATTAATCGAAAGGAAACCTGAATGTCCAATACCCTCACTGGCCTCATCCCAACCATCTACACCGCGCTTAATCGCGTATCCCGCGAGCAAGTGGGCTTCATCCCGGCGGTGGCCCGTAACGCCAAAGCAGATGCCGCGGCTAAAGACCAAACCGTGACCGCACCGGTGGCACCAAAAACCACGACCGTTGATATCACCCCGGCGGCAACCGCGCCGAACGATGGCGATCAGAACATTGGTACTGTAGACGTCAAAATCACCAAATCCAAAATGGCCCCGGTCAAATGGAATGGTGAAGAGCAGCTTGCCATCGGGCCATCAGGCACCTATGACATTGTCCTGGCTGACCAGTTTTCTCAGGCCTTCCGCGCACTGAGCAACGAAATGGATGCTGACCTGGCTGCGCTGTTCTACAAATCCTCTCGCGCTGTTGGTACGCCGAAAGATACCCCGTTCAGCGTTAAAGACGATCTATCAGATGCTGCGCTGGCCCGCCAGATTTTGGTGGATAATGGCGCACCAACCACTGACCTGCGCATGGTACTTGGTGGCGAAGCGATGGCATCCATTCGTGGTAAGCAATCTGTGCTGTTCAAAGCTAACGAAGCCGGTACTGATCAGTTGCTGCGCGAAGGCATTATCGGTCGTGTGATGGGCTTTAACCTGCACGAATCTGCCAACATCAAACGCACGGCGAAAAGCACCACTGCTGGCTACAAAGTCAACGGCGCGAAGAAAGAGGGCGACGTCATTGTTGCTATCTCTGCTGGTACCGGCGGGATCGCTGTAGGCACAGCGGTGAAGTTCGACGGTGATGACAACCAGTACATGGTAGTCGCGGCAACCTCTTCCACTATCACCCTTGGCGCACCGGGCCTGCGTCAGGATCTTGCAGACCAGGCAACTGTCACTGTGCTGAGCGAGTTCGCGCCAAACGTTGCCTTTGACCGTAACGCATTCCTGCTGGCTTGCCGTACCCCGGCCATGCCAAAAGGCGGTGATACCGCTGACGATGTGATGAACGTAACCGATCCGGTCTCTGGCATCACCTTCCAGATCGCGCTGTACCGTCAGTACCGTCAGGTGCGTTACGAGGTTGGCGTGGCGTGGGGGGTGGCATCCGTTCAGGAAGAGCATTCCGCCATCATCATGGGCTAACCGCAGGGGCTTCGGCCCCTTTGTTATACAGGAGGCCCAATGGCCGGATTAACCAAAGAGCAACGCGCCCAGTGTGAGGCTGAAAAGCATGCCGCACAGAATGACGCTGTACAAACCCCCGCACCACAGGAACCGCAGCAGGAACAGCCCGGTATTGTGCTGGTGGTCATGGTGCGTGACACCCCGGAGTTCCCCGGCGGCCCGCTGAGCGCTGAGGTGCACCCTGACGAAGTGGATAACTGGCTGGCGCTGGACTGGCGTCTGGAGGAATAACCATGCTGGTTGCCGATCCACATTCGCCTGACTTCAACAGCTACGCCAGCGTTGTCGACCTGCGAGCGTTTGCGACGGGTCGTGGGTACACCGTACCTGCCGATGATGGAGAGTGCGGCCAGATGCTGATGCAGGCGATGGATTATCTGGAGGGAAAGTCTTGGCGCGGGCAGCGCAGCGTTGCTTCACAGCCGCTATCCTGGCCTCGCTCTGGCGTTCGCTTCGATGGTGTTGACCTGCCGGATGACACCATCCCACAGCGCCTGGTTGATGCACAGTGCCGACTGGCTGTCGAATCGCAGGAGATTGACTTAACGCCTTCGGTTGCTGGTGGTGGGGCGGTAACAATGGAGCGCGTCGAGGGTGCGGTAACTGTTCAGTACGAGGCGGGTACCAACAAGGCTGCACCATCATTCCCCTGGTTTTACTCCTTGCTGAGAGGATTGGTGCTCGGAGGCAATCAGGTCCGTATTGAAAGGGGCTGAGATGGCAATTAACTATCTGCGTATGCGCGCGACCGCAACCAGGTTGCTGACCGAGAACGGAAAGACCTACCCGCTTACCCGTGGCGGCGGTACTACTCGCGATCAGTTCGGGAAAGAGGTCACTACCCTGGCGATAACTGCGACCGTCACCGGCGTTATCACAGAATACTCCTCCCGCGAAATCGATGGCTCTCTGATCGCCACCGGCGATAAGAAACTGTCTACCACGTTCGAAACGGAAGTGCGTATTGATGACCGCATCGAAATCGACGGCAAGAAATGGCGCGTAGTGCAACCGAACCCGGTTAAGCCTGCTGACGTGCTTATCTCCTACAACATCCAACTGAGGGCGTGAGTATGGCCAACACAGCTAATCAGCCGTTCCTGACTGCCATTCAGTTGTTCGTTGATAGCTCGAAGCAAGAGATTGACGAGGTAGTGCGCCGGACGGGTATCAAAATCCTCGGGCGCTTGGTCGATGAGTCGCCAGTTGGGCAGCCTGAAACGTGGGAAGTGAATCAGACGGCGTCGGCTTATAACACTGCCGTTCGTGAGCATAACGCAGCGCTTCGCGATGACCCAGCAAACGTGACGAAGTCCGGGCGCCTTAAACATGGCCTACGGGTAAACGATTCGATGGACATCAAAAAGCCAGATGGTTATGTCGGCGGGCGCTTCAAGAACAACTGGTATGTGGGGTTTGATAGCCAACCGACCCAATCCAACGATACTCCGGATGCCTCCGGCCAGGGTTCCAACTCCCGCGGTCTGGCGGTGCTTGAAGTGTTCAGGGTGGGGCAGGTCAGCTCGATTTACTTCACAAATAACCTGCCATACGCACAGGCACTGGAGAACGGGCTCTCTGGTCAGGCCCCCGGCGGCATGGTAGGTATCACTGCACTGGACGCAGCGCAGCTGTTTCGTGAGGCGATGAGCGAGGTACGTAATGGCCGGTGACCAATCAATGCTAATTGCGGAATTGCTCGAGTCGCGCCTTGCTGATATCGCCCTTGCGATTGATATGCCGATAGCCTGGCCAAACATCATTTTTGAACCGCCAGATGATGTCCCGTACGGGAGGGTCTATATACTCCCGGCACAAACTATCGGGCAAGACTTTGCAGGGCAGCTTCGTACGTATCAGGGCATTTTCCAGGTGAACATAGTCACCCCCGCAGGAATAGGCGTCGGCAAGGCGCGAACATTTGCCAGTGTGATTGCGGGTGGATTTCCCGAAGGCCTCGCTCTGGTGGCTAGTGATTTGACCGTCTATATCAACGGGCCGCCTCAGATTCGCCAGCCGATACAGGATCGCCCGACATCAGCACCAAACGGCAGTAGCGGCTCCATCACTTACACCACTCCCGTCAGCGTGCAGTACCGCGCTGATTACTGACCCGTCGCCTGGCGGGTTTTTTATTTCCTCAATTCAGGAGAATGCAATGGCATTCGCAATCCCTAACGGGTCGCGTGTAAACGTGGCCAAGGCCTATCTTGCGCCGATTGTCTTCACTGCGGCATCCAATGCGACGGAATGCGAACTGACCGTTGCCTCTGCGGCTGGCATCCTCGCGGGCGATGTCGTCCAGGTTAGCTCTGGCTGGCTGAAGCTCGACAACATGGTTGTGCGCGTCAAGTCAGTCACCGGTACTAAAATCGTACTGGAAGCATTCGATACCACCGATACCAAGAAATTTCCGGCAGGTACCGGTGCAGGTACGCTGCGTAAAATTGATTCGTGGATCACCATGCCGCAGGTGATGACGCTGTCTACTGAAGGCGGTGACCAGCAGACCATCAGCGTGCAGTTCCTAGAGGATGATAAAGCTCGTACCATCCCGACGTTCAAAAACGCAGTGGTTCAGGTCTACACCTTCGCCCATGACCCTCAGTTGGCTATCTACAAACGTCTGATTGATCTGGACGACTCCAGTGATACCACAGCGGTCTGGTTCCACAATCCGCGCGGCAAAGCCGATCGATACTACTCTGCCAAAGTATCCTTCCAGCGTGTACCACGTACCGAAATCAATGCCGTGGAAAGCAACGAAGCGCGCATGAACTTCGAATCGGATATGCAGATTTACCCTATCGCCGATGCCTCAGCCACGACACTGGCGTTCCTGACTGACCTGCCGGGGACCAAATCTGTTGCTGCTAATGCAGCTCTGGATCTGTCGGTGGTCATGCAGGGCGGTTCCGCGCCGTATACCTATGTATGGAAGAAGGACGGCACCGCAATTCCTGGTAAAACTGCCTCGACGCTCAACATCCCTTCTGTGGCATCCGGAGATGCTGGCTCTTACACCTGCGAAGTCACCGACGCCGCAGGCAAGACGCTCACTTCTGCCGGATGCACCGTCAGCATTACTTGATTAATCTGGCCCGGTAATCCGGGCCTTACCGAGATGAACAAATGACCAAATTTTCCCTGATCCCAAATCCAACCTTTTCCGTTACTGCAATCATTCCGCGTGCCGGAGCAGAAGACGGCAAGCTGACCTTCACTTTCCGCCATAAGACGCTGGAAGAGCTGCGTGTAATGGATGAGAAGCTGCAAAAATCTGCTGAAGGTAAAAAGGCTGCTATCGTTCCGCAGGCCGATTACTTGATGGAAATCGTCGAAGGCTGGGCGCTGCCTGACGAGTTCACTCGCGATAACGTAATTGTCCTCCTGAAGAACTATCCTCGCGCATTTGACAGCATCGGTCTGGCCTACACCAAAGAGCTGATGGGGATCCGCGAAAAAAACTGAGGCAGGTCGCCGCAGCGTTGTACACGCCAGGACCGACGCTAGCGGAGTTAGCCGCTTTTGGTTTGACGCCTGAGGACGTGGAGGAAGAGGTGGGGATCCTGCCGTCGGTATGGAAAGCCTTCACCATCTTCTCCACGCTGGCGACTCAATGGCGTGTTGGCGCGGGTGGGGCGACCGGCCTTGATTACAACGTTCTCCCTTGGGTGTTTGAGTTACACGGGGTTGAGGATGCGGCGGCCTGCATGGCTGACCTTCAGATTATGGAAAGCGAGGCTCTCAGAGTAATGCACAAGGAGACGAAATAATGACAGACCAGATCGCCTCGATTACTTTGCGGGCCGATGTTTCTGACCTGAAAACAGCCAGCAATGAGCTGGAGAAACTCGGTGAAGCCGCGGCCGGTGCCGTTGGTAAAGCTGATGACCTTAACAGCGTATTCCGCGCTGGTGCTGAGTCTGCAAAGCAGGGCAGCGAAGGCATTAAGGAGCAGCAGGCTGCCTTGAAAGGCCTGCTTGAGAATATCGATCCGGTAAACAAAGCGCTGAACCGGCTGGACGAACAGCAGGCCGCACTGCGTAACTTCCAGACCAAAGGCTTTCTGGATACCGATGATTTTCAGCACTACAACAAAATCCTGGACGACACCCGGCTTAAGCTGACGGATACCGGCGAAGCAGCGGCGCGCGCCCAGGCAGAACTCGCGGCCACTCAGGCGGCAGAGAAACAATCAGCAGCACTGAAAAACCTGCTGAGCTCTATCGACCCGACTATCCGCGCCTTTAATTCGCTGGATGAGCAACACACGCAGCTGGTGGCGCATTTCGAAGCAGGGCGCATCAACGGCGCGCAGTTCGAGCACTTCAATGCAATCCTGAACCAGACGCGTGACCGCCTGTCTGGCGTGGCTGACGTGCTGCCAGAGGCACTATCTCGCAAGGAGGCTGCGGCGAGTCGTGCCGGTATATCTGTCGGCCAGTACAGCGCCGCGATGCGCACGCTTCCTGCACAGTTCACCGATATCGCCACGCAGCTGGCTGGTGGGCAGTCTCCGTTCCTTATCCTGCTCCAGCAGGGTGGGCAGATTAAAGACCAGTTTGGCTCAGTACAGGGGGCACTGTCCGGCGTTGGCGAATACATCCGCAGCATGGCAGGGATGATTAACCCAACCACGATTGCGCTGGCCGGTCTGGTCGGCACCATAGGTCTGTTGGCTGCTGCTGCATACAGTTCGTCTCAACAATTCGATCAGGTGGCGCGCTCAGTCATCATGATGGGGGGCGCTGGCTTCGCCTCGATGCAGCAGCTAAATGAGGCTGCTGAAGAGGTGGCCGGCAAGACGAATACATCCATCAGTTCCACCGTAGATACGCTGGTTACGCTGAATGATACTGGTAAATATACCGCCAGCCAGATGAAACAGATCGCTACATCCATCACCCTGATGGGTAAGGCTGGCAGTGAAACTAAAACAGCAATGTCCGACTTCGGCAAGATTGTCAGCGACCCGGTAAAAGGCCTGGCGAGCCTGAATGAGCAGTATGGCTTTGTTGATGAAGCCATGATGAAGCACATCATTCAACTGCGTAAACAGAAGGGGGAGCAAGCGGCAGTAAACGAAGCTATTGAGCTTTACTCCAACGTCATGGCTAAGCGCGCGGAAGAGACAATTGAGGCAACCGACAATATCGGAAAGGCATGGAGTGGCCTCAAGGCTTTCGCCTCCGATACTTTCGGTCAAATCGGGGTCACAGTGAGGGCCTGGGGCAACCAGGTAATCGAAGTGCTTAAGTTGCTGGGAACCTCGTTTGAGGCCCTGTTCGTGAAGATGAAAGATTTCTCTCTCGAAATTATGGGGGGAATGGTCACTGGCTTCACGGATATTGCAAACAAACTCCCTGGTGGAGAAGCACTCATCAAATCCATGGGGTTTGATGGGTTAGCTGAGAGCGTCGCAAAGAATCGAGAAGCTGCCAACAAGGAATATGTCCAGCTTACTGCCGACTACAACAAGCACTTTGCTAACCTCAGCAAGTCCCAGGGCCAATGGGAAGATGAGGCCAGAAATGGCGCTGGTGGTGGAGTGAGAGGTAGCGGGTCGGTAAGTCGTGAAACAAAGGACGCAGTATCTAAACTTGCCGAGGACTCAGCCAAAAAGACCAAAGAAGCCAAAGCCACGCTGGATGCTGGCGATCGCACACTGGAAAACTATCGGGCGCAGGCAAGAACCTTAACGGAAACCCTCGAAACTCTGCGGGATACCGGCGAAACTCAAGCCAAAAATACTGAGTTCAGCAAACAGCAATCGCACTTCGCTGAACTGGACGAGGCAGCCAAAACCCGAGCACTGACTGCGCAGGAGAAATCTCTACTGTCGAGTCGTGAGGCCATTCTAAATGCCGCTAAGGTTGTTGACCAAAAGAATAAGGAAGTTGAGGCTCAGCAGAAGATTAACGACCTGGTGCAGTAGGCAAACAAGTATTTAACGCAGATGACTGAAAAGTCTGAGGCGTTACGTAGCGGGTCTGGTTTAAGCAGTCGTATGGCTCAGCGAATGACCGAAGAGGCGCAGCTTCGTCAGGGATGGATCAATGGTGGCGGAAAGCTAGAAGATGCTGGCTATGAGAAAGAGCTGGCAGCCCTTCGTAACTACTACGCCGAAGAGGATAAGCTTCGCGGTGATTGGAAGGCTGGTGCTTTAAGCGGATGGAATGAGTATCTGGACGCTGCCACTAGCACATACGATGCTGTGAAAAACGTCGCCAGCTCCACGCTGACCGGCTTGAGCGACATGCTGACTGAGCTGATGACCACTGGCAAAGCATCAGTTAAAGAATTCGGCAAATCCATGCTCAAGATGATCCTTGATGTGACGAACCGCCTCATGGTTGTCTATGCAGTGCAGGCCGCAATGGGGTGGATCAGTGGTGGCTCTGGTGCTTCGGCTGGGGGCGGGCAATCATTCGCTGTTCCATCATTCACCCCGAACGCAAAAGGCGGAGTCTATGAGTCTCCGGGCCTCAGTAAGTACGTGAATGGCGTCTATGACTCTCCTCAGTATTTCACCTTCCAGGGGGCATCTAAATTCGCCAAAGGTGGAGTATTTGCTGAGGCAGGCGAAGAGGCCATCATGCCGCTGACACGGGATTCTGCTGGAAGACTTGGTGTCAGGGCGCAGGGTGGAGGTGGAGCCCTGCCGCAGGTCAACATTGATATTTATGTCGATAATAAGGGCAATGCAACATCCAACACATCTGGAGACGGAGGCGCTGCAGCGCGGGCGTTAGGGAAGGAAATAGAAACTAAGGTGACGGAGATCCTTATGAGGGCAACTCGAAGTGATGGCCTCCTTGGTAGGCAGTTCCAGCCCAAATAGGCATCGCCTTAAATTCTGATGTGGCAATATCACCCGTACCTGGTTACACCGATGCCTCCCCTGGTTATTATGTCAAAACCATACTAATCAGGGGATGATAATGAAAAAGGTCTTCACGACAGTGGTGTTAGCAATAGCTCTTTCTGCGTGCGCGGGTAATGGTCCAGTCAACAACGCGCAAAAACAAGCCAAGTATGATGAGCTGTCAAAATGCGATCTGGACATAGAATTTCCCTCTCAGGCGCCAAAAAATAAAAGGGAATTTGCTGAGTATCTTTCAACTCAGGCACGTAACGCATCTGCGGATCAGTTCGTAATTCAAAAGCGGATAGAAATCCTTCAAATGGTTGGGTGGAATGATTCTGTTGCCGGTGCAATAACTACATGCGGTGTCAAAAGAAAAGACAAACGTAAGGAGTATGCCTTTGGAGTGTTTGAGGCGATGAAGTCAGCTACAGCTGGTGCTGATGAAAAGCATGCGCTTATCGATGCCTACAGTTCGTGGGAATCATATGTGACCAGCCAAACACCTCTCGCCAAACAGGACTTTGATTCCAAAGTCGGCTATTACAAAAACATGTAACTAATGACTTTTAACATAAAAGGGCGATTAAAAACCGCCCTTAAATTTGTCATTGAAATGTTATATTGCGTCCGCAAATCTAGGTAGCTTTTCCTCTTGAGGAACAACTGGAATGATATCCGCTTTCTGCTTACGAATTGCCTTTGTTTCATAATAATGCTGAGCAGTTGCTGTTTCGATAAAATCTACATCATTTCCTGCGATCTCAAATACAGCATCTTTAATATCGCTTAATTTTACATTGAAAAACTCTTTACGCTTATTAACTAGGTTAGTGCGTTGCTCATTGAAACGCTGATGGAGCATGCTTTCCATTGCTGGGGCATCTTCACTGAAAATCATTGCATGAACATCGAACAGGAATGGGACTGATGCACTACCCAGTTCATCCACTCGATCTTGAGGATCAAGTCGACGCGTCATTCCTATTTTAAAAACATCATCACCAAACGAACCAATATTAGAAATAACGTACACATGACCGCGTTTAGTTTGCTGAGCCATTGAAAGAGCTTTTTGGCCTTTCAACAACGCCTCTTCTAAGGCATGCTCTAGTTCGGATACCTTCGCTTGGTGCTTCTCTACTTGCTCAGCTGTCATTTGGGCTAGCTTCGATTCCATTTCTTTACGGGCTTTATCCAACGCTTTTTGGGCGCGACGCTCTTCATCTTCGGCCTCTCGAAGTGCACGATCAATTTCGGCTTGAGCTCGCTTCTCCTCAGCCATCTGAGCGCGGATTTCACGTTGTTCTTCTCTTTCTTCTTGTTTTTTTAAACGATATTCATGTGTAAGTCGAAGTTCATCTAGCTTCAAATCTAAAAAAGCACGATTGATGTAAATCTGGTTAACCTCATTCATCTTATTCAAGGCATCAAATGCTTTATAAATTCTTTGCTCCATTTGATAAACGTTTTTAAATGTACAGTTTGCAATAGCTGCATCACATTCACCATTGAATGCACGTGCTGTCATCTGAATGCCGCGAGTGGTCATTTTCCGACCTTCACTTTTAGAGCCACCTACCGTCCATTCAGTAGGGCAATGTATTGCGCCAAATTCAGTTTTGTCACGTAACAGATTTTTTTGTCGTTCGCGACATGCCTTGATCGCATCCTGAAAACTGGCCGATGTTTCAAAATCGAAGTGTGGTGCATAGAACCCCATGTCGGCAAATTCCATATCATCTTTATAGATTGATAGCGCTTCTTCCAACTCATCGTAAGTAATTTTTTTCTCACGATAGGATTTGCGCAGCTCATCAATCTGCTTCTCAATTTCTGTACGCTTGACTCTTTGTGTTTCTACAGCAGTTAGCGCTTCTGCGTTCATTCGCTTAGCTGCTAAACGAGCATCTGATAGAATATCCTCCGCACGCTGAGTTATAGATTTTGCATCTTTTTCACTGGCTGCAATAGTTTTGGTTGCCACAGCTTTTGCTTCGTCAAGGTTGTTTTGCGAATCAATAATTAACTCTTCTGCGGTTTGCTTAGCTGCGTTCACGATTCGTTCAGCTTCTGTTTCAGCATTGGTGATTGTCGCGTAGCGCTCAAGTTTTGCTGCCTTTTCTGCTGCATCAGCCCTTGCTGACTTTAATTTAATGATGTTAATCACCAAAATCGTTAGAACAACTACGAAAGCTACAGCTCCAATGGCTGCATAATGCACAATATTCATTAAACTATCCCTGTGAATTGGTTAGCTATGATGGATAAAAATATCGACGGAGTGTCGCATATTTCATCATTTTATATATGTGAAGTAACTAATTCTTTTTTCAATGACGTTGTTTCAGGTCAATTTTTCATTAGCCAAATAAATAACCTAGCTTTTAACCCAGCTCCAGCTGGGTTTTTTATGGAGGAAATATGACAGTAGAAACCTACAACTGGCACTCGCAGCTCGGTGCGGGTGCTGTCGAATACAACCAAACAATACGGTCTGCACAGTTCGGCGACGGTTACGAGCAGGTAGCCGAGAACGGCATTAACTCGACTGCTATTCAGGTACCGATGAAGCATGCAGGAACGGAGGCGGAAGTTAACGCAGTTCGCGACTTCCTGTTGGCGCATACCGTTAAAGCATTCGTCATCAAGCCACCGGGCGAGGAGATGGGGCTGTATCGCGTTGCGGCCGATTCGGTGCGTAAAAACCAACTCAGCAGCAAATTCGCTGAGCTGACCTTCACCATTAAGCGCGCCTACGGCGTCTATGCCTGAGGTGGAGCATGACAGCACTGATTGATACGGCGGCAATGCTGACGCCAGGTGGCAGGGTCCGCCTGGTCGAAGTGGATGCTTCAGAGTTCAGCGGCGGGATCCACCGCTTTCACTACAGTCCGTTTCCTCATACTCCGGAGGAGATTGATACGGCCGCTGGCGATGAGGACAAACTTGGGCCTAAGCCCATTATCTGGGACGGAAAGGCCTTCGATTTCTGGCCATTTCAGATTTCTGACCTCGCGTTATCAACCGATCAGGCCGCCGAGCCGAAACTTAGTGTCTCGAACCTTGACGGGCATATCACGGCGCTCTGCCTGCAGTTCAAGGACATGGTTAACGCGAAGGTAAGCATCATCGACACCTATGCCGTTTATCTGGACGCGGTTAACTTCCCAGGCGGCGTGAACCCGACGGCAGACCCGACAATGTTCACGCTCCAGACCTTCTGGCTGGACACCAAAACATCAGAAGATGATGAGGTGGTTACGTGGTCACTCAGTAGCCCGGCGGATTTGCAGAACCTGGTTATTCCCACCCGTCAAATTACATCACTATGCGAGTGGGCGCTGCGTGGCCAGTACCGCAGCGGTGACGGCTGCACCTACAACGGAACAGCGTATTTTGATGCGAAGGGGAATGTGGTCGCTGACCCTGCGCTGGACGTGTGCGGTGGTTGCCTGAGCGATTGCCGCAAGCGATTTGGTGCGGGCCTGGCAGAACCCAATACTGCCACCCTCGATTTTGGTGGATTCCCGGCAACTGTTCTCTTCTCCCGATAACCGGACTTCAATATGAACAAAACGATAATGAACGCTATCCGGGCGCATGCTCTGGAGGAGTCGCCACGCGAGTGCTGCGGGTTTGTCATCCAGTCAGGACGGCGTCAGCGATACATTCCGGTACCGAACAGTCATGAAAAACCATCAGAGCACTTCCGTATTGATGGTGAGCACTGGGCAAATGCCGAGGATGCAGGGACTATTATTCGAGTCATTCACTCGCATCCGGGCGATGGTGCTCGAGCTATCCCATCTGACCTGGATCGCCAACAATGTAACCAGTCCGGTGTGGTGTGGGGTATCTACGCGCCTGATTGCGATGAGTATGCCGAAATCACGCCGGATGCTATTCCGCTAATCGGCCGCCCGTTCATCCTTGGCTCTCACGACTGTTGGGGGCTGGTGATGGACTGGCACGCCACTCAGGGCGTTACGCTAACCGATTTCCGTGTTGACTACCCGTGGTGGGAAAGTCAGTACCCGGACAATCTCTATTTCGAAAACTGGGAGCGTGAGGGGTTCGTTGAATGTGACCCTGTGCCGGGCTGCATGGCCATCATGCAGGTTGAATCCGGTAAGTGGAACCATGCGGGAATCATTACTGAAGAGGGTGAGTTGCTGCATCACCTCTACGGCCAGCCGTCATGCATCACGCCATACTCGCGCGGCTATTTCAAAGACCGGACGATGATATGCGTCCGACATAAAAACTTACCTCAGGAGATAAAACCATGGCGCGGTTAACAACTATTCGCCTGTACGGTGCGCTGGGTGCGCGATTTGGACGAGTGCATAAGTTGGCAGTGCAAACGTCAGCGGAAGCGGTGAAAGCCCTGTGCATCAATTTCGACGGGCTGGAGCAATATCTTTATGACGCCAAAAAGAACGGAATGATTTTCGCCGTGTTTCGTGGGAATCGCAACATAGGTGTTCAAGATTTTAAAGAGCTGGCCGGAGACAGCGATATTCGGATTGCACCGGTGATGGCTGGGGCGAAAAAGGCCGGGATATTCCAGACCATCCTCGGTGCTGTGATGGTGGTTGCTGGTATAGCGATATCCTATTTTAGTTCAGGAACACTTGCCACTTTTGGTGCAAGCCTTGCCGCCGGAGGGGTCGGGATGATGGCCGGAGGTATCTACCAGATGCTGTCACCCCAACCAAAAGGACTTCAGGGGCGAGATGATCCTGATAATAAGCCAAGCTATGCGTTTGGGGGATCTGTCAATACGCTGGCGATGGGTAACCCTGTAGCAGTGCTTTACGGCGAACGGGAAATCGGTGGTGCCATAATCTCAGCGGGAATTGTGGCTGAAGATATCTGATATAAATCATTTCAATATTAAGCACCCAACTGGGTGCTTTTTTTATGGACGTAATATGGCAATGATTACTGGTGCGAAGGGTGGGAGCCAAAAACAGCATACACCTGTAGAACAGCCGGACTCCGCGCAGTCAATGGCTCGCTGCCGCATGCTTCTGGCTCTGGGGGAAGGTGAGTTTGCAGGTGGGTTGGATGCCACACGCATTTTCCTGGATGGTACACCGCTGGGCAATTCCGATGGCTCTATGAACTTTGAGAATGTGTCCTGGGATTTTCGCCCGGGAACTCAGACTCAGACACCGATCCCCGGCTTTCCTGCGGTAGAAAATGAAGCCAGCATTGGTGTTTCGCTGACGAAAGTCGCTCCATGGACAAGGGCAATTAGCAATACCCAGATCGATGCCGTATTAGTACGAGTTGGCATTCCTGGCCTTCAGCAGCAGGAAAACGATGGGGACATTGTCGGTACTACAGTTCAGTACCATATTGATCTGGCGGTGGATGGTGGAGCTTACTCGACAGTCATGACAAAAACCGTCACAGAGAAGCTCAGTTCACTGTACGAGATCACTCATCGTATTAATCTGCCGAAAGCAAACAACGGCTGGCAAATCCGGGTTGTTCGCGATACTGATGACAGCACCAGCCAGATGCTTCAGAACAAAACCCAGGTGCAGGCTATCACTGAGGTAATAGACGCACGTCTGCGGTATCCTCACACCGCGCTGCTGTATGTGTCATTTAATGCAAAAGCTTTCAGCAATATCCCGAAGATTTCGTGTAAACCGAAAGGTAGGGTAATCCGTATCCCCCAGAACTACGATCCGATTGCACGTACATACGGTGGATCATGGGATGGTACTTTCAAATGGGGCTGGACCAATAACCCTGCATGGATTTGGTTCGATGCACTGACCGAACCTCGTTTTGGTCTGGGTCGTCGTGTATCGATGGATATGCTCGACAAATGGGAGCTTTACCGTATAGCCCAGCGCTGCGATCAGAAAGTGCCAGACGGGAAGGGTGGCAGCGGGACAGAACCGCGATTTATGTTTGATACATATATCCAGTCACAGGCCGACGCCTGGCAGGTGATTAAGGACATCGCGGCCGGTTTCAATGGTATGACGTTCTGGGGCAACAATATGTTTAATGTTGTCTCGGATATGCCGGCAGATACCTCAAAACTCCAGATCCTCACGCGAGCCTCAGTGGTCGGGAAACCAACCTATTCAAGTGGTAGTGAGAAGAACCGCTATAGCTCAGCGCTGATTAACTTTAGCGATCCGGATAACCACTATCAGGACCGCACAACGGCGGTGATGTTTCCCGATTTGGTTAAGCAGTTCAAGTTTAAGCAGACGCAATTGACGGCCATTGGCTGTACACGTGAAAGCGAAGCACAGCGCCGAGGTGGTTGGGCAGTGTACTCCAATTCTCTGGACCGCATTATCAGTGTTCAGACCGGGCTGGATGGATTCGCATACGTTCCTGGTACTGTGTTCGCTTTTGCTGATGAACGGCTGTCTGGTCGTGTCTATGGTGGACGTATCACTGATTACAATTCAGGGTTGAAATCAGTAACTACTGATCGCGGAACAAGTGCGGTCGCTGGGGATACGCTGATGATTCGAACCAAAGGCGGCATTGTTGAGAGTCGGATCATTCTGGCGGTTAACGGTCAGCAACTGATACTGGCGATGTCGTTTACCGCTGAACCATTACCAAATGCCATTTTTGTTATCGATGCTGGTCAGCTGCGACTTCAGTATTTCCGCGTCACCAATCTGGCATTTAACGATGAGGAAAACACCTATACCATCACCGGCGCAGAATACAACGGGGCGAAATATGATGCCGTTGATAACAACGCCCGGCTGGATACTCCACCGATTAGCCTGATACCGCCAGGCCTGGTTGGGCAGCCGATGAATATCACGATCAGCAGCTATGATTCCGTTCGTCAGGGGCAACGTATCGCCACCATGGTTGCGAGTTGGGAAGCGCCAGTAGATAAAAACGGGAAACCTCAGGCAGATATCGTTGCTTACCAGGTACAGTGGAAACGCGGTAATAATGAGTGGATCAATATTCCCGAAACAGGCTTGCGCAATATAGAGGTTTCCGGGATTTTCTCAGGCGATTACCTCGTGCGAGTCCGCGCCATTAACTCCGGTGGAGCGTCCAGTTTGTGGGCCTCTTCTGGCCTGACACACCTTACTGGGCGTGCGGGGGATGTACCAAAACCCGTTGGTCTGCGTACCACTGCCATCAACTGGGGCATACAGATCGACTGGTCCTTCCCGGCAGATACAGCCGACACCCTCCAGACCGAACTGCAGTATTCAGTGAATGGTAATGGGGATACCCCTCTGTTGCTTGCTGGCGTTCCGTATCCGCAACACACATATACTCAGCTGGGCTTAAAGGCTGGCATTGAATTCTGGTACCGGGCTCGTCTGGTTGATCGCATTGGTAATCAGAGTGACTGGACGGACTGGGTTCGCGGTATGTCCAACGATAACGCCGATGATTATCTGGGTGATATTGCTGATGACTTTCTGACGTCTGCTGATGGCGACCGTCTTACGGGGGATATTGATACCAACCTTGAAGGTATTCTGCAGAACGCGCTGGCCAACCATGGAACGGTAGAGCACCAGTGGGCGCAGTACGGTGAAGTACGCGCGGATATTCTGGTGGTTAAAACGACCATTGCTGATGTTGATAAAGCGATGGCTGAAATGTCGACGCAGGTGCAGGCGCAGTTCAATGATGTGAGTGCTGAGCTGGAAGATAAGCTCACTGCCGTGGTTGATGCTACAGGGGCATCTGCAATTTATACCCTCAAAACCGGAGTCCGGATTAACGGTGTGATGTATAACGCCGGGATGTCGATTGCAGTGCTGGCCGAAGCGGGTAAACCGGTAGTCACTCGTGTCGGATTTAACGCCAATCAGTTCGTCCTGATGAGTGGCAGCGGTGATACGCAATATTCACCGTTTGCTGTTGTTAATGGTCAGGTGTTTATCAGCGATGCGTTTATTCAGGACGGGAGTATTACCAATGCCAAAATTGGCAATTACATCCAGTCAAATAACTTCGTTGCAGGTTCAACTGGCTGGCGCATTGATAAGAATGGGAACGCTGAATTGCATGGAAAGCTTTATGCTGACAGCGGGAATTTCTCTTTTAACGGTGTAAATAACAAGGTCGTAATTGATGGTTATGGAATTCTCGTTAATCTGACAAATGGTGGAAATGTTCAGGTTGGAACATTTAGGGGGTAATAATGGCGGAGGAAATTTTTATTAATTACAACGATGGCCGTCCTGTGATGGCAATTACTGCGGGGCTTCGCGCCCCCAGTTTTTGTACATCGTTCTCAGGTTGGTCATCCCAGTTCATGCAGTACCCGGTCAATACACCACTTGTTCCTGGCTCACAGGCTATCGTGGTGCCAACCAATCCCATTTACATCTATTCCTTTACAGAATTTGATGTGGCCATCATGAGCAGCGTCACCCGAAACGGTGATTCCGGGGTAATCATCGGGGCTGAGACAATCGGTGGAAAAAGTATTGTCCCTGACTGGTCAGGCTACGTTATGGAGCTGCTGCCTGCGGCGACGTATAACGAAGGTTTACTGGTTTCAAACTCGACTGACTTCACCGCTATATCCAATCAGGCTGCGCTGATGACCTGCGCTTATTCCGGGCGCATTACGGTTAGCGGCAGCGCTGCGCTTCCGGTCAGCGGTATTCCTTTCGGCAAATGGGATAACCCGAATGTGTCGGTGGGGTTTGATGGCGGCAACATCATCGTCCGCGATATTTCCTACACAGGGCGGGACGATGTGGCCGGAACAGCGACGATTGACCTGGTGATATTCAATCAGACAGCACCTGTCGGCGGCGACGGTATCACGATGACCAACGCCGCAGGCCAGGTGACATTTTCCACGCTGAAACGCCCCTTTGTATATGACCGTCAAATCCAGATTACCGATGCCTTCCAGGATATTGGCGGCGGGTTCTGCCAGATAGTCTATACCGGCGTTCAGGTTCGCATGATTGGTGGATGGGGAAATATCAGAACCAAAGGCGTGGTCATGTCAGGCGGTAGCGTCAGGTCAGCCTACAACAAAGTATTTGCGGACCGCAATTCCGGTTCATGGGATATGACCAGAAACAGAAATATCGCTATGCCCATTCTAATTCTTCCGAATATGTATTGAGGAAAAACTATGTCAGCAGGAACCTTAACCCTGACGAATAACTCTGCTGCTGTCGCTGGCAACGGGACCGCGTTTACCACCGAGGTGGCTGCCGGAGATTTTATTGTTGTCACTGTCGGTGGCGTTCCCTATACGCTACCGGTTAAGTCCGTGGAAAGTAGTGCCGCGTTGACGCTGGTCAGTAATTTCACCGGGCCAACACAGGCTGGCGCGGCCTGGTCAGCTGTTCCCCGTGTGGCGCTGAATATGGTGACCGCTGCGCTGGTGACACAGAGTGCTGAGGCGCTTCGTGGTCTGAATTACGACAAGCAGAACTGGCAGCAATTTTTTACTGCTGATGGTGATGTGACGATTACGCTGCCTGACACGAGTCAGACTACCGGGCCATCGGCAAAAAAGTTAATCAACAGCGTTGCTGATAAAGCAGATAAAACAGCGCTTGATGGTAAAGCAGACAAAACAGCACTCGATAGCTACGCCAAAAAAGGGGATAACTCAGATATCAGCAGCCTTTCCGGTCTGACAACGCCTCTCAGTATGGGACAAGGGGGGACTGGTAGTACGGATTTGGCCGGATCCCGTGTAAATCTTCGTGTTGACAGCCTGGTACAAAATGCCAGTCAAAACTGGCTGTACAGCCCGGACAGGTCCATCAAGCTGGCCATGATTGATAATAATGTCTGGGGGGCATACAGCGATGCTCTGGCGAAATGGGTTCTTCCTGCCGGGATGGTGACGGATTCTAACGGTTATCTGAAAGCGGCCTCGCCAGTTATCAGGTTAAAAGGTGACGGCTCGGTAGAATTCAACGAAGAGGCTGAGGGGGTAACGGCGGAACGTATCAGTACTGGTATGTACAGAGTTCATGGTGTGATGGGGTTTAACGCCGATCCGTTATGGGGAGGGATTAATGGCGGGGTAACGGTCCCTGTGGACATAAACAACCAGCCGTTAATATGGGTTGATTTTAGCGTGGAGAATAATGGTGACATCCTGCTGAGAACCTATCACCGCACTCATCCTGATGCACCAGAATTTGCCCGTAATCTGATCGGACGGAAAAATGACGAGGGTACATTTACCGAATCAGTTAAAGATGGTGAACCCGCCGATATTCCTGATGGCCGGTGGGTCGATCTGCGAATTCAGATGCCGGAGGATAGTCTCTGGAATCAGAAGCAAATGGCAATACGGGAAGCCATGGAAAAAGCTGAACGAGAGCGTGAAGATAATCAGCAGAGTACGCAGTCGTAAAAATGATAGTTGCCGCAACCATGCCGTATGCAAGAGCATGATTACGGCCGACTGGCGAGCGTTCGATAGTGCGAGTATTGAATGATTGCCAGTCACCGCGGATTGTACTTAAGCAATATGACGGTTCAAGGCGTTTAATCTGAAATCAGCCACATATCAGCCTCTTCAAACATTTCCTGAACAGTACGGCTTATTTGTTCTTTCTCATGCTTGCTGGCGTCAGTGTTGATCGCCGGCAGTGTCATCATCGGTTTTACCCGGACATCAGCATCCGGGAAAATCCGGTGAACCCTCTTAGTCAATTCGCCCAGAATGATGTCTTTTGCACTAGGCAGACCATCAAAATTCCTTTTGTCATAAACGAGTTCCACGAACATGCTTTAGCTCCTCTTTACTGTATATAATGACAGTATATACTGTATGTATGAACAGTATCAATGCGAGTGAGTTTATTATGAAGTTTTATTCACCAGTCGAGCTACGTCAGATAGTTGCGCTTCCCTTATTTGGCGATTTGGTTCCATGCGGATTTCCTTCTCCAGCACAGGATTATGTTGAGAAACGTATTGATCTCAACGAGCTGTTAGTGCAACACCCAAGTGCGACCTATTTCGTAAAATCATCTGGAGATTCCATGATCGGTGCGGGTATCGGTAATGGCGATTTGCTGGTCGTCGATCGATCAAAAAAGCCTGTACATGGAGACATTGTTATTGCTGCCATTGATGGTGAGTTTACTGTCAAACGTCTGCAGTTAAACCCGGTTGTTATGCTTGTTCCTGAAAACAGTGCTTATGCACCCATCAGGATAAGCAGCGAAGATACTCTGGATATCTTTGGCGTTGTGACGTTTATCGTGAAAGCGGCAAGCTGAACATGTTTGCTCTGGTTGATGTGAACTCGTTTTATGCCAGTTGTGAGACTGCATTCCGGCCGGACCTGAAGGGAAGGCCGGTTGTGGTTCTCTCAAACAACGATGGCTGTGTTATTGCCCGTAACGCTGAAGCCAAAATGATTGGTGTGAAAATGGGAGACCCGTATTTCAGGCAAAAGGACTTATTCCGCCGATGTGGTGTTGTTTGCTTCAGCAGCAATTATGAACTGTATGAGGATATGTCCAGCAGGGTAATGGCCACGCTGGAGGCATTATCACCACGATGCGAAATTTATTCGATAGACGAGGCTTTCTGTGATGTTTCCGGCGTGAGGAATTGTCGCGTTCTGGAGGATTTTGGGCGTGAGTTAAAAGATGCGGTTTATCAAAATACGGGCCTGGCTGTTGGCGTTGGTATTGCTCAGACAAAAACGCTGGCCAAGCTGGCAAATAACGCCGCTAAAAAATGGCAGAAACAGACGGGAGGCGTGGTGGATTTATCAAACCTTGAACGCCAGCGTAAGCTTATGGCTGCACTTCCGGTTGATGAGGTCTGGGGTATCGGGCGACGGATTGGCAAGAAGCTGGAGGCAATGGGGATCAAAAAGGTTCTTGATCTGGCAGATACTGACATCCGTTTTATCCGTAAGCACTTCAATGTTGTCCTGGAGAGAACAGTGCGCGAGCTTCGTGGAGAATCCTGTCTTGAACTGGAGGAGTTTGCGCCGGTAAAGCAGGAAATTGTTTGTTCCCGGTCATTCGGGGAGCGCATTACTGATTATACCGCTATGCGGCAGGCCATCTGCAGTTATGCGTCGCGCGCCGCAGAAAAGTTACGTGGAGAGCATCAGTATTGCCGCTTCATATCGACCTTTGTCAAAACGTCACCCTTTGCGCTGAACGAACAGTACTACGGTAACAGCGCATCAGTGAAACTGCTCACCCCGACACAGGACAGCCGGGACATTATTGCAGCAGCGACGCGAAGCCTGGATGCAATATGGAAAGACGGACATCGATATCAGAAAGCGGGGGTCATGCTGGGAGACTTCTTCAGTCAGGGCATAGCCCAGTTGAATCTGTTCGATGATAATGCGCCTCGTCGGAACAGTGAGAAGTTGATGGAAGTTCTGGATCATCTGAACGCGAAAGATGGAAAGGGCACGCTCTACTTTGCTGGACAGGGTATACAGCAGCAGTGGCAAATGAAGCGTGAGATGCTTTCGCCTCGGTACACGACAAGATTCTCGGATTTACTCATCGTTAGTTGAATTGTAAATAGCACATGATATATATTTTAAATATTTCATATGGTTATGGTGAGTGAAATAATGAACGAGTGGATGTTTAAGGATGAGCTGTGGAAGACAATTGTCGCGGCATTGCCAGTGATTGCCGCATTATGGAAAACTTGCGAATATATTTATAAATTTTTACGAAGTGGTAAAATTTTAAAACTTCGGCATTATTATAAAGAGTATGGCGAACATTTAGGAGTAGAAGATAAACAATTCATTACTAATCTATTAAGAAATAAAATAATGACTCAATTAACGGGAGTGTCCAATGATAGCACTAGGAATAAATTGCTATACATCTCAAATAGATGTGATTTGAGACTTCCAACTAGGAAGTTGGTGATCTTGAGTCGGTACTTAAAATATGATGGTAAGTATTTCTATTTCTTGATAGATAAAAAATACAAAAGAAAACGGCGTTCTTCTTGGATTGCGGCAGTAGCCTACTTGGCATATGCCATGGCTCCTATAAAAGTATATTATGATGGAGCACTGGATACGTTTCAGATTTTGCTTGCTATATTTTTCTCAGTTATTTGTATTCTACTTTCATCATTTCTAATGACGGCTTATCCCACAGTGAAAACAATTCAAGGATTAAATGGAAGGATGTTGAAAGTGAATGGCTCAAAATTCAGTGAAGTTTAG